CCGGTGACGATTGGCGAGAAACTCTTTACCACACCACGCGCAATTTCTTTTATCCGTAAAATATCTGCGATAACCGACGTGTTGCGCGCAAGCCGAAGAGCAATACTGAGAGTCTCCCATATAAGTTTCGTAGTTCTTTTGGCAAACTTCGCAACGCCTGGTTTTGGTTTTGGCATTTTTCCAATAATTACTGGCGTGTTCAGAATGCCATTTTCTTCCATCTTTGGATTTGTGCCACTTGGCTGCTTCGACGATAGCTTTCTTTTGTCCGTCAAGAGCTTTTCTTCTAAAATCTTCTCGTCGCATATGCTCGGAAGTGTGCATCCGGCTGTGTTCAGAGATAAGCATAGTTTCGAGATTTGAAATTTCATTATTGCGCCAGTCGCCGTCTTTGTGATGTACAGCGTGGTCTTTTGGTATTTTTCCGTTATGATCTGTCCAAATACGCCTATGAAGAAGGCGCTCGGGGTCACTTTTCCTTCCAGACTGATAGTATCGACCGCTTGTCTGAACTCTATAGCGCTGCCCTTTGTAATAAACGCTCTCAACATCCACCATGACAAATTCCATTGATTAATTGTTGCTATCTCATTGGTAAATGATAAAGCATCCAAAGTCAATTGCCCATCGCCCCATGTAAATATTTTGTGGTCGCCTTTTCCCGAAAGCGTTTTTCCATCACTAAATTTAACGGAAGTTATTTTATCCGTGTGGCTTTCCCAAGTTTTTGAAACTCTAGTCACACCAAACGGCGTAATGACTTCGTCGCCAACAATAAAGTCTTCGATTTTTTTATCCCCACTCGGTGTTGAAACAACCGTCCCTGCCACGAGACAAAGCGCGTCGGCTTTATCCGGAGATTCAAGCCCGCGCTTCTTCATATCCAACTTCTTCTCAAGAATAACCGCGTCCCGCCCTTCGCGCAAAATATAACTATATTCCACGCTCACAAGCTGTGTCGCCAGGTCGGCATCATCCGGTATGGCGATGTACTTTAGAGCATCGCGCAGGTTGCCCCACATCTCCGCACGCTTGTTGGCATACACAACTTTACCTTCGCTGGTCTGAATACCCCGATCAGGCGCTCCACCAAATTGAACTTCGATCACCGGCAGGTGGAACATTCTCAACCTGTCTATCACACCACTCCCGACGCCACCGCCGTCGACGAATATTGCATCAAACCCGTATTGTGCGTGCAACTCCATCACTCTTGCGGCCACGAACATCGTGTCTTTCCCACGATAACTTTCCCACGGCATTGACTTGGCATCACGACCTCTGCGTGGGCACAAAACTGTCTCGTCACTCCCGAAGCGAGCAACGTCAACGCCGAGAACGCAGGGGTCCATCAAACTCGACTCGGGCAACCTTGCGCGTGCCGCTTCGACCAAGTCACTTCCAATAAACTGCATTGTGCCGTAGCGGGGGAACTCACCCTTGACACGAACGCGGGTATAATCCGAATCCTCGCCGTTATCCTCGACGATTTCCTGGAAGTATTGCTTGTTCGTTCCCTCAACCTTCCTGCTGTCAATCTGCCGTGTCACCCATCGATGCTTCAACCTCCCAAAGCATTCGCGGAACCTTCCGGTGTTTCGAGTCGGGTTAGAAAACGCAATCCACATAATTTCAGTATTTTCGTCCGTCTGCGCACCCTCGGACACTTCCCATATCTTGTCACTGATGCCGGACGCCTCGTCGTAAATAAGCACAATGCGCCGCAGCAGGTTATGCAACCCGGCAAAGGCTTCCGTCGAGTTCTCGCTCCACGGGGCCGCCGTCAGTTTCCACGAATTCTCTTTCCCCTGCGTCGTTGAATGTATCGTCGTCGCGGTAGTTCCAAACCAATGCGCGTTGATAGCTTCCCTAAACCATTTAGTTATCTCCGGCATCGTCTTCGTGCGCAACTGCGTGTCGGTATTGGCCGTCACAACAATCTTAGTATCAACACACGTACTCATCGCCCACTGGCATATCATACCGATAAGACCGGACTTCCCAATCCCGTGCCCGCTGGCGACGGCTATACGCAAAGGCTGGAAACGCGTCGCCGGGTTCTGCAGATGTTTGGCTATGGTGCCGAGAATATCAGCCTGCCATGCGCGCGGGCCAGGGGAGCCGGTCAAGTCACCAGTTCCCCACTTGTATGCCGCCTTGGAGTATCCCAAGGGGTCGTCGGCGTAAGTTGCTACAAAATCAACCAGCCGCTTCTCAAGGGCTTCGTTCGTGACTGACGGTTTACTCATCATGCGGGGCAATCACTTCCTTGTCGGCTTCGGGGATGGTTCCCCAGATATTGTTGGCGAACACCAAAGGCGGGTGGTCGGCGTGCGCGGCGACGAGTTTGTTGTCGTACACGCAGGTTCTGAGTTGTTGACACGGCAGTGCGAGATAATGTGCCGGTAGAAGCGCTAGCGCCTGAGAAAAATTTTCTACGTTCATGCTTTTTATTTTAGAGATTGGCTGTGGATAAGTCAACCGTGTGGTTTTTATATAAAAATTATTTTTGTCTGGGGACTTTATTTTTCAAGTTTCTGGCAGTCGGTTTTTTGTGGGGGGTGCCGGATTTTTCCTTTTTGGTTTTGTGATTGAAAAGCGGCTTGGGTTTGCGATGTCTTTTGTGGAAAAATACAAAAAATATTTTTATTTTTAGATCGGCGATGTCTTGGAGATAGGAGGCGAATCGCGCCCCATTAGGCGGGGGTACGGGGGTATGCCACCCCTCCTTTTTAAGATTTTAAGACATCGCCAGTTATGTCGCAGTCAGATCCACATACAGCCCCCGACCTCGCCGGCCGGCCTTGAGTCCATGTCCAGGGATGAGATGTTTGCGCTTACAGGGTGGGGGTATGGTAAGCTAACCGGCAGAGAATTGCTGGAGATGGCCTTAAAAACAAAAGACGATGTATATGAGGCTTTGAAGCTAACGGCGCTGGCGCTGGCGCTGGCGCTGGCGCTGGCGCTGGCGGTTAATGCATCTGAGTGGCGGGAATTTACCGCTTTGGCGACATTTTGGGCCGAAAGAGAAAAAGGTAAACCAATGCAATCTTCAAATGGGGGTACGGGGGTAAGCCATTGTAATATATAGGTTATTATACTTAGAATACAATCAAACACACACTCACAGCCAGTTACAAGACATTTTCCATAATATATATTATGCAATGTTTAAGTTACTGATTTTTATGGATTGTCATTTGTGAGGGTGTGCACAAAACTACATGTAGTGTTAGCACAAGTCACTAAAATCGCGCTCTTTAGGCGTTACATCTAGTAATTTGTCCTGTCTTTTCCGTGCGATGGCTTCATCTAAGCGCGTTGCAAGTAGCATTACAGGGTTCTCAGAATCACCAGCTACCGTCATTTTATCACCATAAGCTTTTGGATTTGCTTTAGAAGCTCGCCATTGTTTTGAATTTATGAGCACGCGAGCAACGTCTGAAGGTAAACGTTGTTGTTCTAGTTTTTTCTCAATTTCTTTAAGCTTTTCAACTATGTTGTGGCCTTGAACGGCACGCGCGCGCGTTATATTGGCGGCGAAGTCTGGAAAATTATCTACCCAATCGTAAACCGTTCTCAATGCTGGCAAGCCAAGTTGCTCTTTCACGTGATCATATCGCGTATCTCATCACAACACGTCAAAACCCTTTTGAGCCAATGCTAGCGTGTATAAAAAATTCCCGTGCATAATGTCAAAGATAAGCCAAATAGGGCCAAACGTCAAGACAAGCCATGTTTAAGTTGTTTGAAGCCATTTAACGCTGTGCGTCAAGCCTAGGGCTTTTTAAACGCTATTTCTGACTTTGAGCGCTTGGTTTAATTTACCGGGTGTTATGTTTCTTGTTCTTGCAAAAAACTACAAAAACTAAACCTTACTTCTCCTTACTTCTACCTTACTTCTGATTTATTTTTAGAAGTTAGCGGATAAATGGCCGTGACTCTCACTTTCCAAAAACCTTACTTAACTTACTTCTGAAACACGTCCCCTTTATTATACAGAGAAGTGAAAATATACTGTAATTACTCGCTTCCCTATACTATATAAATATACCAATTACTATACTACTACTATACTTTTTGTACTAACTATAAGATATTAGAAGTAAGTAAAGTAAGTAAGTACCTCAAATTGGCCGTAGCGGTCATTTCCCTCAACCTTACCTCTGAGAAAAATCAGAAGTAAGGTAGAAGTAAGTTAAGTAAGTTACAATTTTAAGCAAAAACTTAATACAAATACCAGTAACGGCCAATTACAACGCTTTTTGCATCATCATGGTTTAACTTACTTCTGAATAGGAAAACTCAAAACGCCTGCCTTCTCATAGGAAAATTTCGCCTGCATTCTCATAGGAGTTTTCATAGGAGTTTTTATATATCTTTACTATTACAACTCGCTTCCCTACACTATATCACATAGCATACCGCTATATACTAAAAACCAATTTAAACCAAAAAAGGGATAATATCATGAAAAAAGACAAAGCAATTCTGGTAAAACTAGCTGATCATATTCATTATACAATGGCTCACGAGTGCCTTTCGCGAGGAATGAGTATGGCTGAATTTGTACGCATAGCAACTCATGAAAAGTTAATTAGAGACAACGTAGGGGTGAAAATAAGACCTAAAAAACAAGTTATAGATGAACCTCTTGCATAATTTAAGTAAAATAATACAAGCACCCTCATTTTATCTATTGACTATAAACTATATATACTTTATAGTCCGTCTTAGAGATTGAGTTGAACAACTAACTTAATAGGGGAACGATATGATCTCTCGCAACTTGGCAGTAAGTGAGTTTTAAAATGTACACACTCACACATAATAACAAGCCAATATGGCACGGCTCATTAAGCAACTGCTTGCGTCAAGCGGCTGTATTAATGGCAACCCCGGCAACATGGCGCAATGTCACGGTAATAGAGGCTAGGCTTGCTGGTTATCGTTTAATTCCCGTCAATCACACTCACAATAGAAAAGACACTATACAAATTTGAAGAGCTTTCAGACACGGCGAAAGAATCCGCCCGTAATTGGTTTAGGGAAGGCAACCAAAACGATAATTTTGGGGCTCAATGCGTGATCGAGGACGCTAAACAAATAGGCGCATTAATGGGTATAGAAATATCAGAAGTGTATTATTCAGGCTTTTGGAGTCAAGGAGATGGCGCTTGCTTTGAAGGTGGATATTCTTATGTGAAAGGCTCGGTTTATAAGGTTAAAGAACACGCGCCGCTGGATACTGAATTGCACCGGATCGTCACGGCTCTTGCTCTATTACAGCACAATAACTTTTATAAGCTTTCCGCAACGGTAAAGCATAGAGGGTATTACTATCATGAAAATCGCACGGATATTGATATAGAAGGAACTGAAAAAGACGACACGGAAAACAGCCTTAAAGAGCTTTTACGCGACTTCATGCGCTGGATTTATAGCCAGCTTGAAAAAGACTATGAGTTCCAAAACAGCGATGAAACGGTAGATGAAAATATAATCGCCAATGAATATGAATTCACTGAAGAAGGCAACATAGCATAAAAATCACCAAACATTTAACCCATTAAGAGGAGTTTTAAACATGAAAATTAAACATGAACACATTAACTTTATAAAAGACAGTATTGCCGCATTATCGCTAGTGGAGAAAATCAAGGCACATCGTGACGTATTGCGCCTTGACGATAGGGTGAAAGACTTAGAGAAAAGGTTGCGCTGGGATATGCTTTATGCCGCCGTTTCTTCAAAATGGATAGGTGATAATCTTTACCCGTATATGAATGATACGCATATTGATAGCGCCTTAAAATCAATCGC